ATGACCATGAAGTTAAAGCAGTTGAATAATGATATATTTTTTTTACAAACCAAGTTATCATTATATTTTTTGCATCTCTGGATTATTTGATAGAATGTTTTTTTCTGCTCTAGGTCTAGCTATAGAATCTTTACTTCTTTTTCTTAGTTGAGCAATAGCAGATTCTTTCATCTGTTTTTCTTTTTTAAGTTTTTGTAGATCTCTTTCTAGATTCATTTTTTATCCTTATTCATTCCACCCCTAAAGATCTGAGTTCCCTTGATGCCATAAATGCTCGCCACGACAAGAATCCATAAATTTGTAAACCACGATGGAAGCTGCGAGAACATCTCAAAAAACAATTTTACTTTGTCCATAGCCGTTGGATCATCCGATACGACTGCCCAAGCCAAAATTGCTATAGGCAAACTTAAAATTAATAAAACTGCCTCGTCCTTCCAGTCCGATTGTCTGGCTTCTAAAAGTTTTCCTTGGTAAGCTTCCTTACCCTCGGCCATACGAGACGCATGCATAAGTTGTGCATCTGACATTGCTATTTTAGTTCTTTGTTTGTTAGCATAAATTTTTGATCCAGCAGAGACTGCAAGTTTAATAGCTGATAACCACATTAGAATACTCCTTTAAATTTAGTTCCTTGTATTGCTGCTCCTCCACCTCTTGAAAGTTTTACAGGAGGTACTTTAGAGTTAGGTCCTTTTTTAGGAGGTGGTCCATAAGGTACACCACCACCTTTATTCATTTGAAGATTAAAAAAATCTTGTGCTTGAAATGTTTTTTTTGCAGGGATTTTTTTTGTAGGTGGACAAGGGGGATAACTAATACCATCAGGACATAGTTTTGGTCTATCATTACCTGTATAAGGAGGTGCTTTGTGTGTCCCTATTATTCCTGCTGCTTTTAAATAATCATCATCTACTCCCTTTTTACCAGGAATAACTTTTGTGTTTAATGGTCTACCATACTGACGATAAAAATCTCGGTTAGCTGGCATGATCTTTTTTTTACTAGTGAAGTATTCTCCTTTAGCTCTTTTTGCTCTTCTAGCATCTTCAACTGCAGTAAAACCTTTTATTGCTAAACTAAATGGTCCTATTGGAGGTAAAGTTAAATTGTTAGTAGAAACACTTCCGGTGGTTAGATTACTTTTAACATTTGTATTCTGTACTTTATTATTGGTAGCATTTCCCGTAGAAATATTTTGAGAAGTATTTGCTGCACCTTGATTACCACTTGCTAGTGGGCTTTTAGTAAAGTCAGCCATTTTTGCACTTTGGGCTTGGTTTTTTTTATTACCCATATCCATGCCCCCACCTCTGAATTTTCTAATTTTTCTTTTCATTATTTTTTCTTCTTCCTAGCAATATCTAATTTCGCATCAGCAATTCTAATTCTCTCTGCTGCTTGATCTTCGTTATTTTCTAGTTTCATTCTTTCAATATCTAATCTTTCATCTATTTCATTTTCTTTAATTTCATTACCACTCATATCTTGTTCAGATTTTCTTTGAAGATCCATTGCTTTAAGATCTAACTCTCTTTCTTTCAAAGCAACTAGTGGATCTTTTTGTTGACCCATAGCTTCACTCTGTGCTAACTCTAATGTAAGTTCTGCAACTCTTCTTGCAACCATTGAAGCTATTTGAATCTTAGCACCATCAGGATCATTTTGAAATTGTGCTTGCATCATAGGATCTTCAGCAACCATTGCACCAACTTCTCCTTGAGCCTTCATTGAAACGTGCTCTGATATGTGTGCTTGTAGAGCTGAGTACACTTGAGGATTAATTTGAACCATTCTTGTAGACATAAATGCTCTGTGAGTATTTATATGTGCATCATGATCTTGTTCTGGAAATGCTTTTAGTGGTTTTTGTTGTAATACTTCCATATTCTCCGTAGCAGGATCTTTAGGAACTGGTTGTTCTTGTGGAATAAGTAGTTGATCTATATCTTGAGTCCCTAATGCTTCATATACTCTACGATATGCCTCTCTCAAGTTGTGCATCATAGGATTTGACATAGCAATCTTTAAATTTTCGTTAGCAAGTGTTACTCTTTGTGCCATACTCATGATATTAGGGTCGGCAACCGGTATAACATCTACTCTATCATCGAAATCAGTTTGTTTTACTGCTTGATCTGCACCATATACTGAATATGGGTAGATAGGTGGTAGATATGTACCAAATACTTTTGATAATAGTCTAAATTCTCTACGCATTGAGTAGTAACATCTCTTGTGTATTGCGCTCATGACTCTCGAACCACGCTCTAATAGCGAAACAGTTGTACCAACAGCTCTATTTTGCATATCATTACCTGTATCCATGTTAGTTATTGCTGCAAACTTCTGTCCTGCTTGGACAACAAAGCCCATTAATTGGTATAATGTAGCCGATGGTTCCTTAAATGGTAAAATTTGAAACTGATCTTTGATATTACCCCCAGGTGCATCCACATCTCTAAACTCTCCTGGTTGAAACGGTTGATCATCATCTCTAATTCTTATACCTCTAGACTTAAATCCTGCAGGTAAGTTAGATAGTGTGCCTGCATCTAGTAATTGTCTTAAAGATTGTGTAGCAGTTCTAGATAATCCACCTATCATATGAGTTAAACCAAAACCATAGAACCCTAATCCTGGTAAAAATTTAAAATGTACAAAGTATTCGTCTCTTTTTTTAGTCTCATCGTTTGGTTTATAGTTTCTATAGATAGATAAAACCTCACCTGAACCTTCATCAATAGTTATGATGTAAGGAATTTTAACTTCTTTTTCTGAATTTGTGTTTTCGAACTCTTCTAAATTACAATCAACATGCATCTCAAGTACTGAGTATGAATATTGTTTATCCGTTGAAGGGGTCACCCCTTCTAACTCTTGATATTTTTTTTCAATTTCTGTAGGCCCTGCTGAAGTTGGTTTTAACTCTACATCTCTATAAAATCCTGATGCTTGTTTTTTAAGAATCTCATTTTCTCCCATTTTAATAACGTGAGTAATTCTTTCACATTCCATTAAATCTGTTGCGTAGTATGGAACCACTAAATCTTCTGCAGGAATAAATTTTGATACAGCTCTTTGCATTGCTTCATCATAGTAAACTTTTTTAAAAGCTGATCCTGCTAATGCTAAATAAAATAATAACTGATCAAACTCTGGAGTGTATTCTTCCATCTCCTCTGTAATCATATAATTCATAAAATCTTGCACTCTTTGTGCTTGATTCATTTTTTCATTATCTTCCACCCCAAGGACTCTAGTTTTTACTGGTCCTTGAGACGGGAGTAATTCTTTATAGGCTTGTGCTTGAAATGATGTAACTGCTTCTGATAATAGAGGATGAGTCACGGATGCCGAACCTTTAAACGGTCTAGTCATCTCCGTATGTTTGATTCCAAGAAGATCTAAATTATTAGTATAAGAAGTTTCCCAATCTTTTCTTGAGACTCTATCTTTTTTATAATCATCTAATAATTGATTTGATAATCTTTGTAAAGTTTCATCAGACATGTCTTCAGCAAGATTTTTAAAAAAATCTTCAGCTGCAGAAACTTTCTCTTCAATTGTTGGTTCTTCACCTTCAATTTCAATATCAACTTCTTCAGAATCAGGAGTTACAACTTCCTCTTCAATTGCTTTTTCAATTTCAGCCATGTTAAAAATTAATAAAGTTTAGTTGGTTTACTTCTCGCCATTCCACCACCACGAGCTTTAACCATTTTACCTTTGTTTAATTTAGTTTTTTCACCAAGTATAAATTTATTTAAGAAGCCTTTTACACCATCAGTGTTTTCACCTCTTTGTTTTTTCATAGCATCGCTATAAACTTTTTTATTTTTATACTTAGTAGTACCTTTGATAATAGATCCATCATCTTGGACAAAAATAGATTTCATATTTCTAGTTGGGTTAGAACCATCTTTCTTTAATGAAAACTTTTTTAATGATGATTCTGGAACTTTTGTAATACCGGCTGTAGTTTTCTTTGTTGGACCAATAGCTTTTTTAAATTTATCTGGGCTATAAGCTTTGTTTGAAGTCATTGCTTTTTTAGCACTAGCCATCTTATCTCCAGTTATACCTGTAGCAGTTTTACTACCAGGTAACATTCCTAACTTAGATGCACCAAATAATGCAGCACCCGCTAGAAGCATCTTATTTCTTCTTCTTGATTTTTTTGACATGTCTTTTCTCCTAATTAATAATATACGTATTTACGTTCTTTATAACTTTCGACCTCATCCTCGTCAGCATAAGTAGTTACGAAAGAACCTTGTCGATATCTTAACATAGCTTGGGTGGTACTGTCCACATAATCGTCATGTTCTCCGTGAGGAAACGCAGCACATTCTTCAATCACTTCTTGAGCCCAATGTTCGTCTCTTGGGTAATATACTTGTTTAGATTCAAATATAGGAGAACAGGCGTTGACCCGTGAGTGTTTGTCCTGGCCTCTTCCTGGAGTGTAATCCATAACAGGAATACCCATTCGTCTTAATTCTTGTAATAAACTTTGTCCACTTGCTTTTGCTTCAATTACAATTGTCTCTGGCTGCCAATATTTGTATTGGTCGAGTGCAACCATTTTTAATTCTGGAAAATCATATTTACCTTTTACTGCATCAATTAACATAATAGCATCAGGCATGGATTCGTGAGGCGTGAATATTCCCCATGTAGTAATGGCTGAGTAATCGGCAGTTTCTTTTTTACTGAATGCAGTGTCATAAGATTGAATAACATGTTTTAACGTAGGAAGATCCCCGACCCAAGGCTGCCACCATTCTCTTTTTAAAATCGCTCCTTCCTCTGAAGTTGGATTTTGCATGTACTGTGCAGACCAATTTCTAATTGATATGGACGCTTTAACTTTTTCTAATTCTTCTAGGTTCCAATATTCAGGCCACACGGGTTGTACATTGTCATCTTCACCTAATAAAGCTGGAAAAGAAATTGTTTCCCATTGATCTGACTTAGGTTCATTTTGTGCTTTAATTAATCTACCGGTCAAATCATCTTGAGCCCACCTTGTCATTACAAGTACAATAGAGCCTCCTGGTTGTAGACGTTGTCTGGGACCCGATAAGTACCAATCAAAAGTTCTCTCCATAGCACTATCGGATAACGAATCTTGCTCCGTGTGTGGATCATCGATAATAAGTAAGTCCGCCCCTCGTCCTGTGATAGAACCGCCAACACCCGCTGCAAAGTATTCCCCACCTTGATTGGTCTCCCAA